TGTCCCAGCGGGCAGTGAGGCAAATGCATTAACCCATACGGGCATTGCCCAACATCTACGAATCATTTCCACATCGGAGCCAGCAAGAAATGAGCGACTTTAGAACCTATATCACGCAAACAGGCTTTGGACTTGAACGTGATGCAAAATTTAACAACACCCAAGTGGATTTGGCCGTTTTAGTCGTGGGTGACGGTGTTCTACCAGACTCTGCCTCGCCTGCGGAAAGAACCGACCTAATACATCAAGTTCGCGAATATGCGATAACCATCGAAAAGGATGAAAAAGACCCAAACGTTTGGATCGCACGAGCAGAAATTCCAGCCAGTGATGGCGGCTTTTTCATTAAGGAAGCAGGCATTAAAACAACAGGTGGCGAGCTTTATTCTTATGCTCGACAAGCAGGGGATTACAAACCGCTGCTAGAAGAAGGGCAAGGTAAAAGCTACACAATCCGATTAAAGTTCGTGCCCGGTAACGCGGACACTATTCAAATAAAAATTGATCCTTCTGTGCAGTTTGCCACGCCGACGGATTTAGAGAATGCGGTAAAAGAGCATTTGGAGGAAGAAGATCCGCATTCGCAATATCAAACCAAAGCGCTAGCAGCATCCCAAGCCATGGCAGAGAAGGACTATGCCGATTCTCTACAGAACAAAAAGAGGCTGTTTACCGTTTCTGGTACCGCGGATGCGATCGTATTAACCAGTAAAGCAGGGGTTACACCCATTACTGAGTTAACTGACTTCGATGAATTGAGTTTTATCGTGTCAGAAACAAATACGGATGCAGTAACAATCTCTATTGATGGGCTAGGTGCCGTCCCCTTGTCTGGCGTTGTCTCTGATACGCAGATATTCGCGACTGCATTGCTCACGGTGCGATACATCGCCGGATCGTTATACATAGTGAGCCAGATTAACCCAAAAACGGGCAACAGCGTTTTAGATATTGCAAAGCTTTATACAGATACCGTCGACGTATTAGCGCCCGGCGAATATGCACTAGATGGTTCTGAAATCAACAGTATCGACCATCCAATTACGTGTGCAAAAGCGGCGGCATCATCAAACTATATTTCTCAAGCAACGAAAGATGCTGACCCAATTACCTATGGTGGTTATTACGGTTTTATTGATGAATTAGATGGTTCGTTGACAGTCACACTTCCGATGGTGGGCGGTGAATTTATTCGTATGTTCGACGATGGCCGTGGTGTAGATGATGGACGAGTGTTTGGTAGCTGGAAGAAGGCTTCTGTTATAGCTGGTAATGATGATAATGATAATGTAAACGGCGGGCTGCAAAATATGGATACTTACAGAGACGAATTAGGGTTAGAAGACGCGAATCTTGATGGAATTCCGGCTTCAGCTGGTGTTGTTAACTGGGGTTCAGGGTCAATACACAGTCAGTCTAGCAATCCAGACATTAAGAAATGGTTGGGATCTATTAGACCACGCTCTATCGCTTACTACGGAAAAACCCGTTTATAGGAGTCTCTGAAATGAATTTAAACACATTCAAATTAGGGGCTGATTACCCCGTGTTCACCAAGCAGATCGCAGCAAAAAAAGATCCAGTTAGCGAAAAATGGATGATACCAGCTTACGCAACAGACATTGAACTAATCCCCGATAAAACAGGCCATCAGCGTTATTTTAAAGACGGCGCTTGGCATTACGTGGTCGACAACACCGGCACCGACTACTGGCTCGCCGATGGTTCAAAACACACGATCACAGAACTTGGCGAAGTACTCCCCGAGGGCGCTTTACTCGAGGAACCACCCAAGCCCAAACCAACCTTCGAAGAACACCTAGCCTCAACCATCGCCCAGCGCGAAGCGGCCTACAAGACCGAATCCGATCCGCTCTACATGGAATGGCAATACGATGGCACAGCCGAAGCCGAGCAAAAATGGCGCGATAAAGTTGCCGAGATAAAAGAGCGCTATCCCTTACCAACCGAATAACCGTTATTCCTAATTAAAGAACCCAACAAACACCCAGCCGCATTAGCGGTTTTTTTACGACTGGAGAAAGCCCATGGCCACGAAACAGCCGCCTAATCCTCGGCAAAAATACACCGTACTCTCGCCTTACCAATGCCCAAATCACAAGCATTGGCACGAAAAAGGCGACACGGTCGAGCTGCTTCCGTGCGAAGCGGATTTCCTAATCCTCAGTGGCAAAGTCGCTCTTGCGACAACGACCGCTAAACCAAAAGGAGAGGCGTAATGCCAGAAATTGCATCCTTTGTTCACAACGGCATGAGTGTCGAAACCCACTCCGCGCCGCCACCAATGGGGCCGCTGGGCAGCGTTGTCGTGGGCGTAGTCGGCACCGCGCCAGACGCCGACCCACTGTGGCCGAAAAACAGCCCAATCCGCATTGCCAACATGGGCGCGGTTGCCAAGCTAGACATGGCAGGCACAGAACGCGGCACGCTTTACCGCACTTGTTACGAATTGCTGCGCATCGTTTCCGTGCCTATGTATGTGGTTATCGTGGAAGAGGGTACAGACGCCGCAGACACAACAAACAAGGTAATAGGCAAAGTCGATCCTACAACTGGTCAACGAACCGGTATCGAAGCCTTAGGCGATTGCCAAGAAATCCCCACCCACATCGCCGCACCGGGCTTCAATACCAAACCCGTGGCCGATGCTTTAGCCGCCATGGGCAAACGCCTCTACGCGATCCCCGTTGGCGATGGTCCAAACACCAACGACAACGCCGCCATCGCCTATTCAGAATCCCTCGGTGGCGAAGGCACAGGCTACGACGCATTCTATATGGTCGATCCGTTCGTCTCGGTCTACAGCCAAGCCGCCAAAGGCAACGTATACTTTTCTGGTGCCGCCATTGCCTTGTCTTGCTTTGCGCGAGTCAAAGCATGGGAAAGCCCAGCCAAAGGCGGCATGGGCGCCTTAATCCAAGGCACAGCGCGAACCATCGACTACAACATCATGGACAAAGCCACCAATGGCGACCTGATGAACCGCTATGGCGTCTCGTATTTTGCGCGCACCTCCATGGGCGGCTTCTCTCTCATTGGCAACCGTTGCGTCATGGGGCGATTCGTCTCACAAGTGGGTTTGGAATACGCCATCATCCGCAAACTGGCGAAAACCGCCCAGCGCGCCATGGCACGAAACCTCAGCGAATCCTTCATGAACCAAGAGATTGAAAAACTCAACTTCTGGCTCAAATCCCTACAAGCCGACGAAACCATCATGGGCGCGCAAGTCTACTTGCACCCCACGCTCAACAACGTCGACAACAACACCAACGGCGAATGGCACATTGCCATCAAATACCACGGCTACGCACCAAACGAACACATGGTGTACCACCTAATCGAAGACGTCGGCATTGTCGAATCGTTCCTAGAAGGAGTCTTATAATGGCAGGACAACGTTCACGCATCAGCAGAATGGCCATCATCAACGGTGAGCCCCTCATAAAAGAACTCGACGAGTTCACCCCGCCCGAAGTCAAAAAAACCATGCAAGAAACCCGTGGCGGCTCCTTCATCCCCGGTGAAGTCATGGTTGGGCTGGAAAAGCTCACCGCCAAATTCAAAGTCAAAGGCGCGAGCCAAGCCTTGCTGTCGGCGTTCGGACTAGCAAACGGCGAGATGTGCCAGGTCAACGTCAACGAATCCCACCAAGACGAAGACGGCAACAAATTCGCCATCAAATACAGCGTCACAGGGGAAATCACCAGCGTCACCGAATCCGCCAGCAAAATGGGCGAACTCCCCGACAATGAAATGGAAATGTCGGTCAGCGCCTACAAAAAGACCGAAGCAGGGCGAACCATCTACGAGATCGACCGCAACGCGCAAATCCTCAACCTTGGCAATGGCGACTTACTGGCCGAACACCGACGCAACGTCGGCTTGCCTTAAGCCAAAAACGTAATCTTTAAAAAGCTTCAAGCCCCTTTGCCTGCTCACTTTTAACAGACGTTACGTTCAAAAAAGCCGAGCGGGCTTTTTTAACTATTTGAAAAATTGAAAAGAGAATCACCATGTTTGAACCAAAAACACACAGCCTTGTATGGCCAATCGAAGACGAGCAAAACCAACCGATTCAAACCATCCAAATCCAACCCATCACCATGGGGCAGCACCGCAACCTAAGCAAAACCCACAAAGCCGACGACACCAAATTGCTGCGCGCCTGCATCATCGAAAGCAC